TGAAGGGGAACCTAATATAACAGTGTTTTAAAATTATGAAGGGAATAATAATACATTGTGCGCAGGATAAATGCCATAAGCCTTTGATCCGGAATAGTAATTTGCCTATTGGATCATATTTAGAGGTAAAATGTGCCCATTGTGGCCGTGTTACTTGTGTTTGTTCTAACCAGAGTGGTGTTAAAGTTATTCCATTTAGAGAGAATTTACCTGAATATATTGACAGGGACTTGTCGAATAAGAAAAAGGTTGATATAATATTCACAGAGACATAAGCTGTGGAAAAGTTAAAAAAATAGCTAATATTGGTATATTTAGGACTACGGGAGCCTAAAAGACGCTGGACTACGGGAGCCAAACACTTGGCTTTCTTTTTATTTTAAAAATAAAAAAATGGATATTATAAGTGAAAAATTAGATTTAACAGAAAAATATCAAGCTGATCTAGGAAAAGAGGTTGATCAGAAAAAATATAGCGGGGATATTAACGATTATGTTTTTAGTAATGCTTGGGGTGAGGCTCCGCCAGTCGGAAAAGCTATTGATTATTTAAGTTCTGCTAAGGGTTGGGTTTATGCTTGTCAATCTGTTATAGCTGATGAAATAGCCCAGATTGAGTTAAGATTATTTAAAAAGAAAAAAGGTAAGGATGAAGTCGAAGAAGTTTTTGACCATCCTGTTTTAGATTTATTAAATAAAGCTAATAGTTTTACTACTAAATTTGATTTGTTTTGGCTTACGGCTCAGTATTTAGAAAGTGTCGGTGAGGCACCTTGGTTTATTGCTATAAAACAGGGAGTGCCAACCGATATTTTGCTTTTAAGGCCTGATTTATTAAATGTTAAAGAAGGTAAGGATAATGAAATGGTGGTTAGTGGTTATGAGTATAGGTTGGGGACTAAAACCATCGCTATTGAACCACATGAGGTTGTATTTATAAAATATCCGGCACCTTTGAATTTTTATAGAGGTAAGGGGACTGTTGAGGCGGCGGCTAAAACTATTGATATTGATAATTTTTCTGAGGATTATAATAAAAACTTTTTCTATAATGCGGCTGTTCCGTCTAGTGTTATGGAAACTGATCAGAAGTTAACCGATCAGCAACGCAATAGGTTACAAAAAAGTATTCAACAAGTTTATAGTGGGAAACAAAATGCTCATAAAACTATGCTTCTTGAAAAGGGTTTGAAGTGGAAGCCTCTTAGCTCATCACAGAGGGATATGGAATTTTTGGAACAGCAGAAATTTACTAGAGATAAAATCTTGGGGATTTTTAGAGTTCCTAGAACCGCTTTAGGTATTACTGATGATGTTAATAGGGCTAATGCTGAGGCTACTGATTATGTTTTTGCTAAGAGAACTATTAAGCCTAAAATGAAAAGGATCATTGATCAGTTAAATGAGTTTTTATTGCCTCTTTATGCTGATGGTGATGAGTTATATTTGGATTTTGTCGATCCGGTGCCTGAGGATGTCGAAAGTAAATTAAAAATTTATGATAACGCTACTAAGAATTTTTGGATGTCGGTTAATGAAATTAGAGCTAGAGAAGGTTTAGATGATGTCGGTGAGGATGGGGATAAATTATATCAGCCATTTAATTTAGCACCTCTTGGCGCTAGTTCTGTTCCGGTTACTGATACTAGTAAAATTTTAAGACAAATTAAAAGACGAAATAAAACCAGTATTGTAGCTGTTGAAAATAAGGAGCGTAATGAGAAAATAACTGAGCAGATTGTTAGTGCTGTTAAGTCCGATATGATTAAACAAACCAAGAAAAAAGAGAGTGAGTATAGACAATTATCAAATGATAAAAAACATGCTTTTTGGCATATGTTTGTTAATAAAGCCTTAAAGGAAGAAAAGTTTTTTATAACCAGAATGGATGAGGTATTTAAAAAACAAAGGGATGAAGTTTTAAACAAGTTAGATAAGAAAGCTGTTGATCCGGCACAATTTTTAATAAATGAAGATGAAAATACTAATTTAATGGTTAGGGTTTTTACTCCACTAGAAACTTCTACCATTGAAACACATGGCCAAGACGCATTAGATTTACTCGCCTTGGAAAAGAAATTTTTAGTTGACAGATCCATTAAGAAATTTATACAAGAAAGGGTTTTTGATTTTAGTGAGGAAATAACTAAGGAAACTAATAAAAAACTAGGCAAAGCTCTCGCTGAGGGAATTGAAGCTGGTGAGGGGACTGCTACATTAAAAAAGAGGGTAAGTCAATTATTTGCCAGTTTTGAAAAATATAGATCTGAAAGGATAGCTAGATCTGAGGTTATTAGGGCTAGTAATTACGGAACTGAGGCGGGTTATGAACAGTCTGGAGTTGTAGAGGCTAAGGAATGGCTAACCGCTTTAGATGAAAGGAACTGCCAATGGTGCGCTAGGTTGAATGGTAAAAAAATAAAGCTAGGCGATAACTATTTTGATAAAGGTGATAGTTATGTTGGAGCTGATGGCGATAAAATTGATCTTGATTATGAGAATATACAGGCGCCACCACTTCATCCTAATTGTAGGTGTTCTTTAATCCCTATTGTTAAATAATTAAATAAATTTAAAAAATATGTCTACAAACAATGTTTATTCGAAAAAATTAAATGTCACTACTGCCGGAGCCAATCATATTGTCGCTGGTAATAGAGGTGGAATGATTTATAACTCTGGTGCGGTTGATGTTCAGGTTGGTTTTGATAAAGCTATTGATAGTGATAGCACTTTAATCCCTGCCGGCGCCACTTTAGAATTTACCGCCGAGGTTAGGACCTTATATTTTGATGTAGCCAGTAGTAGCGCTGATGTATATATATCATTATTAAATAATCCATAAAAATATGATTAGACTATATGGCTATGTGCCATACACTATAAACCATGATTTAACTATAAACGGTAATTTAACTGTTACCGGTGCCACTACGGCAGTTGTCGATTTTGTCGCTACTGGTGATGTTCAATTAGGCGACGCTTTCACTGATATTATAGATGTTCAAGGTATTTTAAAAATAGCTGATGGGACTTTAGCTGATTTAGCTTTAAGATTTAAGGCTGATGAGGATAATGGTATTTATCGGATTGGGACTGATAATTGGGCGTTAGCTGTTGGCGGTATTCAAGTGTTAGCTTTAAATGTTCCACAGGCTGGCGATGTTCAAGCAATTATTGATGTTGGTTTAACTGGGACTTCTACTTATCCAAGCCTAGCCTTTGGTGATGGTGATACAGGTTGGTATCAGAGTTCAGATGATTTACTTGTTTTAGCTATTAGTGGTTCTGCTAAAATTTATCATGGAACTAGTAATTTTGCTGACCAAACGACTGGCGCTTTTAGGATAGATTTTGGTGCCGCAAGTTCGACTGTGCCAGTTTTTACCTTTTGGGGTGATAATGATACTGGCATTGGACGAGCCGCAGCTGATAGTCTTAGTTTAATCGCTGGTGGCGTAGAGGGTATAAGGATTGTTGAAAATACAACTATTCAAGCATTATTTTCTAATGGCACCGCTTCTTTACCGTCAATTTCATTTATAAATGACGTTAATACAGGTATTTATAAAGCTGGTTCAGATAATGAGATGGATTTTTCAAATGGTGGAGCGAGAACTTTTGCTTTAAACGCTGGTAGGTTTTATTCTATTCAAACAAATGGTCCAAGCATACAAAACGAAAACGCTACTGCTACAAATCCGGTTTTTACAATTAGCAGTGATCAAGATACAGGTATTGGTTGGGCAGAGGAAGACAGTCTTAGTTTAATCGCCGGTAATGTTGAATTATTAAGATTAGTTGAGGGCGCTACTGATTATTTAAGAATACCTAACTCAATATATATAGCCGCAGTTGATAATGCTGGAACGGGGATAATCAATATGTTTCAGGTGAACTCTGATGATGAGATTGATGTTGGCGCAACTTTAAACATTGGCACCTTAGAATTTCCGGAAGACGCTGGGATTGTTACCGCTATGAATATGCCGGTAAGCTCAACTCCTTCTGATGGTGATGAAATGAGTTACACTTTCAGGATTGATAGCAATAATATATTAAAAGTTAAGGCTTCGGCTGATGGTGCTGGTGGAGCTGATGAATTACAGATACAAAGTTATGGCGGTAGAATTGAAAATGTAACGACTGTTAATGCCGCAACTTATGACTTATTAGCTGGTGATTATATTTTAAATGTAACTTACACAGTAACGGCGGCAGTTACTAGTTTAACCTTACCAACGGCTCAAGTAGTAGAGGGTAGAGTTGTGATAATCAAAGACGCTGGTGGTAATGCTTCGGCTAATAATATAACCATAGATACTGAGGGAGCTGAAACTATTGATGGATCGGCCACCTTAGTTATGTCATCTGATTATGAGTGGGTTACACTTTATTCAGATGGCTCTAATTGGTTCGTAATAGGTTAATCATTAAAAATTCAATTATATGGGTAAAAAAGCAGGAGTCGGTTCTATGTATTTATACGAGGGAACGCAGACTATAACCATAAATACAACTGATGTTTATCACGCTATTTTAGGACTTCTTGAGGGTGGTGCTAATAGCGCTTTTACATATCAGGCTAGTTCTGTTGGGACCATAACTGATACGGCTGATAATGGTGGAGTATTAAGAGTTACTGACGCAGGACACGGGCTTACTACTGGCGATTATGTAACTTTGAATGGAATGGGCGACGTCAATCATAATGGAGTGACTAGAGTAACTGTTATAGATGAAAATACTTTTGATTGTGATGATATAGCCTATAACTCTATTGATGATACTGGTTCTTGGCAGAAAGGCGCTAATTTAACTGTTAATGCTGGATATGGCGGAGTTTATTCTATTGATTATAGCTTTAGCGCTTCGGTTGCGGTTGCCTCTAAGAATATAAGAATTGAGCCATATAAAAACGCTAGTGCTATTGATGAGTCAGCTTGTGAGAGATTATTTAATAATACGGGTTATGGAAATTCCGGATCTGGTGGGATAGTAAGTCTTACGACTGGGGATAAAATTTGGTTGGCTTGTAGAAATACGACTGACGCCCAAGATGTTATTATTGAACACGGTAATATACATTTATCTAAGTAAATATGTTTAAATATGCGACAATAAATAAAGGATTAAAACTGTGGTTACCGTTAGGGCAAACCTATGAAAGACACGGCAGTGATATTTTGTCTGGCTGGGCTTTTAATGATGGTTCTTGGGTTGAAACTTTAGTTAATGTTAATGACGCTACTAGTTTTACAACTCAAGCTTCTGGTGCTTTTAGACTTACTAAAGCTAATGTTTTGACTATTGGTAAGAGATATAGGATGTCTTTAACAGGTTATATTAACACGGGAACCGATAATAATTTTTTTGTTTATAATTCAGCGGCTACTGTTAAATATGGCACAATTCCAATGTCAACCACTCCTAATACTGTTGTTTTTGAATTTACCGCAACAACAGATGCTAGTATAAAGTTAGTACCTAATTCCGTAAGTACTATATATACAATTACTGATATGCGAGTTTACGAAGTCCAAACTGCAGATTTAACGCCAAATGAATATAATGCAGATTTATATTTTGATGACGCTACTATTTATGTAAATGGTAGGACTGGCCAAAGCAATGGATCAATGGACTTTGATGGTAATAGTGAATACCTTGATTTAGGTGATGTTTTAGATTTTGGTACTGATGATTTTAGTATTGTTTCATGGGTGAAGCCAGATACCGCAAATGATATTGGGGCTTTGATAACAAAAAGAAGTGGCGGTTCAAATACGGCTGGATTTAATTTACTTCAAGCAGCAGGTTCAGATGTTTTATGGTTTTTTGAAATAGACGACGGTGCAGGTAATGAAGTTAATACTCAAGTTATTACTGATATTTTAGACTGGCAATTTATTGTAGTTACAGTAGATAGAAGCGGAAATTCTGTTGTAAATGTAAATAATGGCCAGTTTACAAGTTCAATAGATATTTCAAGTGTTGGAAACATTGATAATGCTATACCTTTTCAAATTGGAGCTAGGAATGGTTCTGATGAATTTGATGGCCGAATACAAAGTGTTATGGCTTGGAATAGAATTATAACAGCAGAAGAAATTGATTTCCTTTATCATCAATTTAATTCAAAATTAAAGATTTAATATATGGATTTAACAAAAGGACTAATTGGCCATTGGTCACTAGCACAAAAGCATTTAAAATCAGCCACAGTCTTAGCTGATTTAACACCGAATAATTATAATGGCACAATCACGGCTGGTTCATCAACTGGTTTTGTAGAAGATAGCCACGGAAATACTAACAAGGCCTATAATTTTGCAGGTGATACTTCGATTGCTTTAGTTGGTAATAGTGATGATTTATTTGGTAATAATTGTAGCATTCGTGTTAGATTTAAGTTTACTAGTTTATCAGGAACGCAATATCTTTTTATGAGTCAAAGAAGTGCTGGGTCAAGTTTTATGAGTTTAGTGTATAGTTCTGGTGTATTAAGGGCTTATTACGCTGATAATTCAGCGACCGTTGATACTGTTACCGTTAACGCTACGACTAATTTTCAGAATGAAACTTGGTATGAGGTTGTTATGGTTAGAGAAAATACAACTAATATTAAGCTTTATGTTAATGCTGTTTTAGAAGATAGTGGAACAAATGGCGGGCAATCACCTGCTTCTTTTCCTGTTTATATTGGTTCAACTAATGTTCCCGGGAGTTTTTTTACTGGTGATATAGAAATAATAGAATTTTATCAGAGAGTATTACAGCAACCTGAGATAACAAGATTATATAATTATTATAATTAAAATATGAAATCAGCAAACTACCATGAGGGGACAATTAGAAAATGCACCGGCAACAAAAAAGTTGTTAGGTTGGTTATGCTTAATTTTGCGCCTCAGGAGTGGGTAAATAAGTTTGATAATGGCCGTCAAGGTTTTGGGATTTATGAGGCTGATGAGGTTGATGATCAGGAATATATTGTTAGAAGTAAAGAAAAACCTAGTAAGGCTAAAACGCAAAGAGAGGAAATGTGTAAAAAAATGAAAAAGTCGGAAAAGTTTAATGATTTTATACAAGCTAATGAGAGATATATCGTTTTGTGTAAAAGCGTTTGTGGGATTACTGTTGAGCGCTGGAATGGGTTTAATAACTAAATTTTTAATAATTAAATGGATAAAAAAATGACTGGGACAGACTGTGATCAAATGGCCATTGATAATGATTGGTCGCTTGCCAGACAAAATAGTTGTCATATAGCTGTTCAAAATGATGAAATGGGAGTATTGGCTAATGCACAGGTTGAAATGAACGCTAGAATTGATGTGATTGCCCTGAAATTAGATTTTATGATTGGGTTAATGACTATCTGCGCCGTTTGTTTAATCGGCATGCTTTTTAAAAGAGTTTTTACAAAAAATATAAGTAAATAATTATGCCAGAGGAAACTAAAAACAGAATACATATACCTATCAGGAAGATTAGTTTATTTTTAGAGGAAAGTATAAAAACCTTTGATATATCGGTTAAAGAGGGAATACAGGCAGTTGGCGGTAAGTTAAAAGATAATCCGGAGCCGTTAACAATCCAGAAATACATTTTTGATAAGGGTAAGGGATGGACCATGGATAAAGCTAAGGAATGGGTTAAGAATAATAAAAAATCTAACATTATTAACGATAATAAAAATATGTCAAAACAAGAAATAAAAGCGCTAGTTACTAAAGCCGAAGATGGTGAACTTTTTGCCGTTGCTTCGGATGATAGCGTTGATCGCCATGGCGATAAATTGGATCAAAAAAATTGGTCTTTAACTCAATTCAAAAAAAATCCCGTGCTTTTAATGGCTCATCAATACCATTTACCACCTGTTGGGGTTGCTAAAAATATAAAAGTTGAT